GTTGCCGTTGTTAGGAGTCTGTTATGGATTACGACTTGCACGACAAAGTGCTTTTGACCGTTTGCGCCGTTGGCCTTGTTGTTGTCCTGATGGACATTTTTATCTGGAGATTCTGATGAGTTTTTACGTTGAAGACAAAGGTGGTTCCTTCGAATCCACACCCCCGGGCCTGCACTTGGCACGCTGCTACCGGATCATTGATCTGGGCACGCAAAAGTCTGAGTACCTTGGCCAAGTCAAATACCTGCGCAAAGTCATGCTGGGCTGGGAAATCCATGGCTCTGATGACTCCGGCGCCGCACTGAAGATGAAGGACGGTCGCCCGTTCGCCATGTTCAAGAACTACACCCTGTCGTGGGCCGAAAAAGCCAACCTGCGTGCTGACCTTCAGTCGTGGCGTGGCAAGCCCTTCTCGCAGGAGGAAATGCGCCGCTTTGACCTCAAGACCGTCTTGGGTGCATGGTGCATGCTCAACGTGATCGAGAAGCAAGGCAACGACGGCAAGACCTATGTCAACGTCAACGGCATCACCCCTGTCCCGTCCATGATCAAGCAAGCTGGCCTGCCCACTGCTGTGAACAAGAACGAGGTGTTCATGTTGGACACACCGGACATGGAAATGTTCAACACCTTCAGCGACAACCTGAAGAAAAAGATCATGGCCACGCCCGAGTGGGAAAAGCTGAACGGCAAAGCACCAGCGCAAGCAAGTGCAGCACCAGCCGCCCCCGCGATGGATGAAGATGACTCGGACATTCCGTTTTAGGCTTGACTCAAGGAGAACAAATGACCATCATTGTTCGCGCAGCCGAATCTGTCCACTGGTATCGCGGTGACGACGGCCAGCCTCAGTACACCGTGAAGGCCAAGGATGGCTCAGACCGTCCTACGACCCTCAGGGACGCACGAAAGCTGAATCTGGTGCCCTCGGTCACCACCGTGATGAAAGTGGCTGCAAAGCCCGGTCTGGACGTCTGGAAGAATGAGCAACTGCTGCTGGCAGCACTCACCCTTCCTCGCGTCGATGGCGAGTCGGAGAAGGAATTCATCGCCCGTGTGGTGATGGACTCCAAAGCCACCGCCAAGGCCGCTGCAGAGCGTGGCACCCGAGTCCATGAATCCATCGAATCATGGTACGGGGGCAAACGTGATGTGGAGCACGTCGAGATTGCTCAGGCAGTCGAGGAGGCCATCTTCAATCACTTCAAAACGCACCCCTTCCAGAAATGGGAGACGGAAGTGTCTTTTGCCCATCCTCTGGGCTTTGGCGGGAAGACTGACCTCTTCACCCGACCTGATGAATCTGCGCCCGTGGGCATCATGTTGGACGCCAAAACCAAAGAGTTTGGCCCCGACGATGAAGTCCCGGCGTATGACGAACACCTCATGCAGTTGAGTTCCTACCGAGTGGGTGTAGGTATGCCCAATGCACGGTGTGCAAACGTCTTTGCTTCCGTTTCGCATCCCGGTCTTGTAAAGATCAAGGAATGGAGCGAAGACGACCTGCAGCGCGGCTGGAGCATGTTCCAGTCTTTGCTGTCCTTTTGGAAATTGAAAAATCGTTTTGGAGTCTAATCATGGCACGTATTTATGTAGTTGGTGGCCCTAGCGGCATCCGTCTGGTGAACGCAAACACCAAGTCCCAAGCAATTGCCCATGTGGCACACAACACCATCCACGCCCATGTGGCGTCCCAGACTGATCTGGTGGAGTTGATGACCGCAGGTGTGACTGTGGAGAACTACAAGAACCCCGAGCAGCAAGAACTGCCCGGCGTGGAGTAATCCATGGGCGACCTACTCAGTTTGAGCGTGGTCGCGTGGGTGGGCCTTGCATGGCTCACCCATGTGGTCACCTGCATCAGCAGCGCCAAGTGGATTCTGTTGCTCATTGGGACCATCGTGTTCCCCGTTGGCTGCATCCACGGAACTTGCGTTTGGTTTGGAATGTTTTGAGGTGTCAATATGATCATCATTTTTCTGTCAATTTTTCTTGCCGCAATTCCATTTGGGGTTGCGTCTGCAATCTACGCCCATGAGGCAAACAATTACGGATATGCAGAACGCAAAGCCAGAATGCGTGGTACCACGCCACCTTCCGCTCCAAAGTTCCATACAAAGATGGCAAGCATTGTTTCCGTCATTGTTGTGGCGCTGTACATCCTCACAGAGTCCTACGTCATCGTTCCTGCTGGCCACATCGGAGTGCAAGTGACGTTTGGCACGGTCAATCAAACGACGTTGACTGAAGGCCTTCATTTCGTGAACCCGTTTTCCGGGATCAAAAATGTCGAAGTGAGGCTGGTCTCCACAAAGCTGGAAAATGCCAGTGCTGGTACTCGTGACCTCCAACAAGTTCACACCAACATTGTGGTGAACTACCGACTGGACGGCACGAAGGCTGCGCACATCTACAAAGAGTTTGGTCTTGACCTGCAAGACCGTGTGATATTGCCGATCCTGAACGAATCGTTCAAGGCTGTGACGGCGCACTACACCAGCGAAGAGCTAATCACAAAACGCGATCAAGTCTCTCAGCAGATCCGCGAGGAATTGAACAGCAAGTTGATGAAATACAGCATCACTGTTGGCGACATTTCTTTGGTCAACTTTGGCTTCAGTGCTGAGTATCAAAAGGCCATCGAAGCAAAGGTGACGGCCACTCAGTCCAAGCTAAAGGCCGAGCAAGATCTGGCCCGTATCGAGGTCGAGGCCAAGCAAGAGATTGCCAAGGCTGAAGGCCGTGCCAAAGCCATCCAGATCGAGACTCAGGCGATCAATAGCCAAGGCGGCGCATCCTACGTGCAACTCAAAGCCATTGAAAAATGGAATGGCAAGCTGCCAGAGACTATGGCTGGATCATCCACCCCATTTATTAACCTGAAGTGAGGAAACCATGAGCGACATGAAGCCGTATATCGGCACCAAGCTGATCAACGCCATCGACATGACCCGTGCGGCGTACAACATCCTCCGAGGCTGGGAACTCCCTGCTGACGAGAATGGTGATGACGCCGGGTACCTCGTCGAGTACGTTGACGGTGGCCAAGCCAATCACCCCAACTTCAAGGGCTACATTTCGTGGTCGCCCAAGGAAGTGTTTGAGAAGGCCTACAGGCCTGCAGACTGCCTGACCTTCAGCATGGCCTTGGAAGCGCTCAAAATGGGCCACAAGGTGGCTCGGAAGGGCTGGAATGGCAAGGGGATGTGGCTGCACTTGATCCCGGCCTCGCACTGGGAGACCACGCGAGGTCTGGAATTGCTAGATGGCCGTCCATGGGTGGGAATCAAAACTGTGGATGATCAGTTCATGCCTTGGGTTGCATCGCAATCCGACATGCTTTGTGAAGACTGGGGAATCGTATGACCGAAAAAATTGAACTGACGCCCGAACAAGTGGGTGAGGCCTTCCGCTCTGTGAAGCTGGAAGAGAACTACAACTTCCTTGAGGACGATCTGGTGCTCTTGGCCAACGCATTTGTGGCCGCTGCAACACCAGCCATCCAGAAGGAGGAACGCGCCAAGTGCGTCGACGTGGCACGCTCAGTCAACTATCTGGTGGCCGAGCGAATCGAGCAGGTCAGGGGCAAGGCGTGAGGGGCCTTCTCAACATCTTCCCGATCATCTTCATTGTAATGATGGTCTGGATGATTCTGGCCTCATGAAAAAAGACCCCCCACCTTTTGAGTGGGGGGGGCGAACCAACCCCCTACAGGGTTCACGGCGGGGAGACAGCCGTCGTGATCAGGAGAACATCATGTTGCGTTATTTTGCAATTTGCATTTTGGTTTGGTTTGTTGGTGCATGCGTTTTCAGTCTTTTGTTGGTCGGCTGAAAAGATCGTATGCCGCCAATCCAGCGGCTGGAATCTGTGCAATATCGCCAGCCCCCATCAAAAGGGGGACGCCAGTTGCTTGGGCCAACGCACCCACAGTTCCGAGGCCATGGATGGCTGCCCGGCCATAGTTTTTGTTTTCCCACTCACGCTTTGCAGCTTCAGCCTCAAGAGGAGCAAAAGCAGCGCCAGCAGTCGGAACGAAACGTCCAGCAACCTTAGCGCCAAAACGAGCCAACGGGTGCTGCTTGCCTTCAATAATTTTTTCCTGAATGTCCGCCAAGGCATCCCTTGTGGATTCATAAGCGGATTGATGGGCTGCCGTAATTGGTGGCTTAACCACATGGGCGGCATGAGCCTTGTTTGCAGCCTCTGCAGCCCTTGCACTTAACCTTGCTGTCTCTTGAGCATTTTCCAAACGAATCTGTGCCTCGGCCTTACGACGTGCAATTTCACGACGGAGTCGCTCTTGCTCGGTCTCGACATGAGTTTTTTGTTGTTGCTGTTGACCAACGCGCTCACGCACAGCCTGCTGACCCTCCGTGCCAAGGATCAATGGGCTTTCCTTGACAACGTCAAAGGTGGGTGCAATGTTTGAAATTTTCTGCCAAGCCTGCTGCTGTGCTGGGATGTTTTGCTGCTGCATCACAGACATGCTGGGAACTCGACGAGCCTCTTCTTCACCAGCACCAAACTTCAGAGCGTAGTTTTGGCTTCCTTCACCACCGCGAGGCTGGAAGGTCAATTGAGGAGCACTTGTCGTTGTCGGAGCACCTGATCGACGAGCCATTTCATCTTCGAATGTCAGTGTCTGCGCGTGGGCATGAGCAGCTTGAGCACGTCGCAACTCATCGAGATGAGCCTCATGCTGCAACTGAGCCGCAAGGCGCTGCTGCTCCAGCATTTTTTGTTGATCAAAATGCTGTTGCTCAGATCCAACCATCGTGTTGTAGGCCTGTGTGGCTGCACGATATGCCGGGTCTTCGCTTCTCACCAGAGTTTTGTATTGTTGCTGCTTGTCCAGATATTCAGGCGTGCCAATGACGTGCTCTTGAGGCAGTGTGCTTCTGAGAACTTTTCCTGCGGCTACACCAGCACCACCCAAAACCAATGGCTTCAAGTCATCTGGAATTTCGGAGTATGCAGCGCCCAAGGTTCCAGCAATGTTACTGCCAGAACCTTCCTTGCTCTTTTTTTCTTCCAGCCTTTTTGCCGCCTCTGCAAGCCTTGCTTGAGTTTCGGCAAAGTTCGATGCGCTTGAATCTTCCGTCACCACGTTCATTGGATTTGCGTCACGCTCCCTCATGGCCGCACCGTAATCACCGCCCGGGTTGTACGACATCCATTGTTCACGAGTTGGTCGTGGCGCGGGTGCTGGTGCAGCCCTCTCGGATTCAATTCTGCGTTGCGCCTCACGATGAACATGAGAATCTGTTGGCGTTGACGATTTCTCGTTAGCCTTTTCCTCTTTGATCCGTTGCGCTGCAATCCTTGCGATTTCTTCTTCGTCCATAACGTGCCTTTACTGGATTTCGCCCAACTTCATCTCAAGCATTTTGTCCAAGACGCGCATCTCGGGATGCTGCGAATACAGATCATGCAAGGGTGTAAGAGAGCCTGTTGCTGTGGCTTTGGGATACAACTTTGTCAACGCTTTATAGACATTCTTGTTGTGACGCAAACGAACATCGTTTTCCGCAAAAGCACGGTGGATTGCTTCGGAGCCTTGTCCAATGTTTGCCTCTTGAAGCATACGCTGACCAAACTTTTCTGCACCCTCTTTTTCGGGATCAATACCTCGACTCAACAAGTCGTAGTACGTGCTTTTTGCCAATGCGTTGAGAAGTTTGTCATATGCATTACGCTTCTCTTGTTTAAGCCCTGAAACCAATGCTGGAGCAAGGCCTTGAAGGCTGAAACTTGCTCCATAAGGCCCGACGTGAACGCCAACACCACCAGCCAACAAGTTGGCAATTGGCCCCTTTTGGCGCAGCAATTCGCTTATTTCCGCTACGGTATCAGGCTCATTTTTCATCATCTTCAGGCCTGCCTCATTGGCCTTGTTTGCGGTTGCATAATTTGTTGGGTTCATCACCCGTTGCAAACCTTTCCATTGGGCTGCTTTTTCATCTTCAAGCAATGCGGCATTCTTCAAGACTTGCGCATTGTCCGCCTGCTCTTTGGCCGTCACGGGGCGATCATGCAACATGCTTGAGGTGTACGTTGGCTTGATCTGGAAATTTTCAAAATCTTGCTGAGGCGTTGGTGGTTTTGTTGCAGGCGCTGCAGGCGCGGAAGCCGCTGGTGGTTGAGCAGTATTTGTCGCTTCTGCGGGTGCGCCTGTTTCCACTGGCGTTGGTGTAGTGCTTGTGGTGCTCGATGTTGCGCTTCCCGGCGTGGAAGGCGCATTCGGGAAGCTGGGAATGCCGCTCAAGCGAGAACGCAATTCCAAAAGTCGAGATTGATATTCTTGCGGTGTAATTTTTCCCTCTGTACGCAGTTCCGACAGCAATTTAAGTTCTGTGGCCTGCTGAGTTGAAAGGAGTTGCTGCTGTTTCATTGAAAGCTCTTGCTGTGCTCCCAATGATTTTGCCGCAGGAAGATCTGGTGCTTTGGCAAGCCAATGAGAAACCAAGCCGGGAGGCGGTACTTGATTTGGGTTGTCCTTGTGCCATTGCTTGATTTCATCGGCAACAGCGACGTTTTGTCCCATGACAGCTTTGGACTGAGCCAACTTGGCACGCAACTCTGCAATCGGCAATTCCATAGCACGTTGCTGTTCTACGTTTTCACCAAGAGCCTCAGAAGCGGAACCCAAAGATGCAGCAAAGCCCCCAAGTTGGGGTTTCAGAAAACCTGATGCCACCTTGAACCAGTTTGGCTGGGCATAACGCTGCTCCAGCGACTTGATCATTTTTTCAATGCCTTGGTTGTATTCTTCCTGAGCGCCCTCGGCTCGGTCATACACTGGGAACTTGTTTGGATCAAAAGACCCAGACAGTGCGCCAAGGGTTGGTGTTTTTGTTTCGCCTGCCATGATTTGTTCCTTTAATTATGGTGCGGGTGCGTCAACCCATTCGCCAGTATTTGGGTCAATGTACCCGGTTGATCCACCTGTTCCATTTGGGTTTCCATAAATGTCTGTTCCACTACTTGACCCGCCGCTTGATGATCCGCTGGTCATTTTGTCCCAAGCAGCTTTGATGCTGTCATATGGAGTCTGACCACTTGCGTTTGGCGTGAACAAGCCGACGGCTCCGGTACCAACTCCAGCCAGTGCAGACAGCGGCGACATATTTGCAGTCGTCGTCGTACTTGTTGGCACGTTGTAGCCGCGCAGAATGCCGGACAAGGTCGACAGATTGGTCAATGGGAACAGTTCTTTGTTTTGGGCAATCGTCTGCTGCTGACCGCCCAGTGTGGCCAAGGCGTTGATGTTGGCCAAGTTCAAATTCTGGTTGGTCGATGCCAACTGACCTTGCTGTGCGCCTGCGTTGATCAGGTTCTGCTGACCTGCAGACGCCAAATTGCCTGCGGTGCTGCCAAGAGTGCCTTCCAGTTGTTTCTGAGCCAAGGCGGTCTGCAAGGCGGTGTTGTAGCCCGTATTCAGGGCGTTGTATTGCTGGTTCAGGATGTCACGATCAGCGTTTTGAATAGTCTGACCCAGCACCTCAGCGCCACGCTTCGATCCAAACTGACCCGAACCCACCGCAGCAGCCGTGGCCTGAGGAGCCAAGTTTTGCGTAATGTTGCGCTGGCCTACATCACCGATGGAGTTCACCACGTTCTGGATGTACGGACTCATGAGGCCGCTGGCTGCAGCACCTACATCACCGCTGGCCGAAGTCAGGTAGGGCGATGCAGCAGACAGGGGACTTGTTGCACTGGTTGCGGCACCAAGGGTGTTCCCAGCAGCCTCAAGGGTAGGCTGGAAGGCGGAGGCTGCTTCACCGACATTCTGGAACGCCTGCTCCTGCAAAGGCTGAGCACCGACGTATTGAGCGCCAGTGGCGGCTTCTTTGCCAGCCGTCGCAAGATTGCTCAGGTAGTCGGTATAAAACGATGGAGCCTGTGTGGCTTGCGTCTGAGATGATTGGAGCAAGTTCGCCATTTTTAACCTTTCGCCATCTTGAGGTAATCAAGTGGGCTTTTCGCTTTGGGTGGAATTTTGTTGATGGATGCGGAGCGCTTGTGCTCTCGCAGTTCTTTGCGCATCCCGTCCAGCAACTTAGATCCGGCCTTATTATCGCCGCCTCCAAGGGCTGTGACAAATGCTTCTGGGAAAACGTACTCACCATCAGCGATCTTGGCCGCCACGGGCTTGCCGTGTGCCGGGCCACCATCACGGTGGGGGATCTGGTGCTGGAACTTGGACAGAACTTCAGCGCCAGCCTTGCTGGAGCCGTCACCAAGGGCAGAAACAGCCTCTGCGTCCACAACAAAATCGCCTTCATGTAGCATGGCCGGAATGTCATCGGACTGACCCGTGCCATCGCCATGGGCATAGTACCCGGTCAGACCCGTGATGAATTCGGGTTTATGGCCCTTTGGAGCCGCTTCTTCGTACTTGTTGGGCAGACCCCCATGGGCAAGTCCTCCAAGCTGTCTCGCGCCCTTCAGGACGCCCTGAGACAGGTGCGTCAGGGCACCAAGTCGAGGCTTTTGTTCAACCACAGGTGCTGCCTCAAGGAAAATTTTGGCGGCAGGTGCCCACCTTGGTGACATGGCATCAACAGCGGTCTGGTAGGCCGAGCCACCATCAGCCATGAAAGTCGGAGCGGAGTCGGACTCCACTTTGTTGACTTGAGGCTCTTCAATGCCGTGTGTGGCCAAAGCAGCCTTGATTTCAGGAGTCAATGATTGATAAAGCTGATGGAGTTCTGCCATACGTGCTGGGTTTTGCTGTTGAATGGGTGCCGCCTTGAGCATCTGAGGCGAAGAATCCAATGGAGTCGCAGTCAGCTTTGATGGCGTGGGCTTGGCAATCCGCCTGTTGTTGTGGTCTTTGTGGTCGATGGAGTCGACGGAGTTTTTGGGGTTGAAGGGGTTGAAGAGGGTGGTGTTGTCGTATCAATCGTCTCAGTAGGCGTGAAGGTATCAACCTTTGGCTCATAGGTTATTTCAGGCGTACTGATGCGAGGCGCTGTGATTTCAATGTTTGGAACATTGTCCGTTAAAGGGTTCTCGACAGGATTATTTAATGGGGCGGAAGGCTCCACATTCGTGTTGTCGGTTTGTTTTGGTGCCGTGACCACCACATTGTTCAGTTCTGGAAGAAGATTTTTTTCGGTATCTTCTGATGGAACAAACTTGCTCACCACTGGCTCGTAAATGACCTCTGGCGCACTGGACAAAGGTGCTGTAATTTCCACACTGGGCTGTGGCTCTTGAGGTGCAGTGGAAGTCGTATTTTCTAGCGGTGACTGAGTTGAAGCGACTTGAGTCTCAGACGAAAGAGGTGGCGCAGCAGATTCTGTTCCAGAAACTGAAGTGGGTGTTGTTTCTGGGGTTAACGTATCGTTTGCCTCAGCTTTTTTCGAGGCAACGTAGTCTCTGAGGCCCTGCATTCCGCCTTTGTCGTATGCCGCACGCTCTTCTGGATCAAGTTGGGACAATCCCTCCGCATCCATAGGAGCATTGCTGTCTGTTTTTGGCAATCCGCCAATCATGCCTGAGGCGGCAGAGATGATTGCGTTTGGATTGGAGGAGGATATTGCATTTGCCAAGTTTGCGGCCTTGAGCGCACCAGAGACTGTGACTCCAGTGTCACCAATTTCAGTCCCACCAGTTCCAGTCAAGCCAGCGGCACCAGACAGTGCGCCAAGAGCGTTACCAGACTCTATTGCCTTAACCGTGTTTTGTACTTGGTTGGCTGTTTTGACGGCACTCATGGCATCGCTCACGCCCGGAATGCTGCTCAGTGCCTCACTGGCTCCGGGAATGCCTGCCACAGACGCCAGAGCACCTAAGACGTTGCCATTGCTTGCGGCCACAGCAGCATTGGCTGCAGCGGCAAAAGGCTGAATTGGAGATGGAATGATCGAGGCAATCGCAAGCAAGGGAGCAATTGCACCCAAGTCACTGCTGGACGCCCCGGTTGTATAGAACATCGGATTGCCCTGTGCATCGAACTGCACACGGTAGCCAGTGTTGCCAGAACCCGCAAATGTTCCACCCCAAGCGTTGCCTGTCTGGCGTTCGCTGTATGTGTTGGGAACTTCTTGTCCAGTTACTTTGTTGCCATAGGTTGTTACCGTTTGAGTACCAGACTGATTCCCGTCTTCATCATACGTTGGAACTTGCTTTGTAATCTGACCAAACTGATTGATGTCCGTGATGCCGATACTATTCAGGATCTTGGCCATGTCGGCAGCGTTGGCCTGAGCCGAACCAAAGCCTTCACCGCTCCACTTTGATGTGTCGCTTGAACCAAGAATCTGTTGAGCTAATTTGTCTTGAGCAGCTTTTTGTGCTGCCGCTTGAGCCTGAGCAGCCGCCTCTCTTTTGGCTGCTGCTTGTGCTGCCGCAAGAGAGCCAGCTTTTGTTACGGGCGCGTCTGTTCCGTCGTCCTCAGCCGCAATCAAGTTGGGAAAATTGCTGATCATCATATTCTTTTCCTCAAGCACCGATACTCATGATGCCGACCATTTGTTCTGCCCACTCCTGCCATGTTGCGCACATGCGCTGGTCAGGAATTGCAGACTGTCCAAAATACCCGATGCCGTTCATGCCATCGACCCACTCGCGCCAGCGTTCTTCCGGTACATAGCCCAACTCGTTTGGCGCAAACAGTTCGGCCATCAGCTTGTTGTACTGTGGCCAATCCATGCCGCGAGGGTCGTATGAAATCATTACGGATTCCCAGTGCCGCGCACGTCGCCAGTGTCTATGCTCAAGACCACAAGGCCTTGATAGTAGTCACCGTTTTGAGTGTTCGACTCGATCCGCAGACGCATCTCTCGGCGCTGCTCACGAAGATCAATCTTCAGTGTATCTGGCTCAAACGTATAAGGCCCAGTGATGACGTCAGTGTCGTCAGCATAGCCTTTACCCAAGACGTACAAGTTCATGGTGCCAGACTGCACATAGTCGGGTTCGAAGCGCTCCAAGCGAGTCCAGACGTTTTGTCCGGGCTGCTGCATAGAACCCACCAAGCCGACGTTTCCACCCAAGGTGTTTGTCTCGTAGTAGGACTGGATGGCATCCACGTTGTTTGTGTAGACGGCATTCGTTCCGGTCTCGTGCTGCCACAAGATGTAGCTGGGGCCAGTGAACGACACACTCACACCAGACTGAGCCGAGGTGGTGGCAGTGTCAATCGTTATTGCTGTGCCCACCACGTTGGTGACCTTTGTGCCCAAAGCAATGCCAGTGCCTGCCACTGTCTGGCCAGCCTTGACACGGATGTCTGCGCTCGATAGTGTCAATGTGGTCGCACCGCTGCTGAAGGACACCACGTCCTTGAATGGGACTATCACAGGGTCATATCCTGCCCAGATTGGCTTGCGGAACACCTCGGAGAACGTCCCGGCAGTACGACGCGCACCTTGAGCGGAGCCTGCGTCGTACCAAGTCTTTTCACGCACGTTGTAGATGATCGCATCGGTGCATTCTGTTGCATCACCACGAGGGTAGAACCACCAGATTTCACCCCAGCGAGGCACCTTTGTACACCAGACCTTTTGACGCTGCGCATAGTTCAGGTTGTCAAAGAACCAGTTTTGGTTTTGGCTGTTGGGGATCTCTTGAACAACACCGTTGTACATCAGGAAGCGATCCACTGCGCACCAATAGAAGATGCCGTCGTACTCGATGACGCACTGGCTGGACATGATGGATGTCTGGCTGGTCAGCAGGTCGTACTTCCAGTAGTAGTTGATGTTGTTCACCGTCGATGGTGAGTACGTCACACGGATGACGGAGTCCAAAGACCAGAACAAACCAGCGGGTGACGTTGTGCCACCGCGCAGGGGCAGACCCTTGACGATCTTTCCCGTGGACACGTTGTTGGCGTTGGCGTCAGCAGAGACCCAGTCGTTGAAGTTGCCTGCAGCGCAGTTCTGGATCAGGCCGTTGTTGCCGTACACAAACAGGTACGGATGCAACATCACCACACCACCAGACACGGAGATGTTGGCGTCGAACGTCAGGGTCACGGTGCCGGATGCCGTGGCGTTGGCCGACAACACCACGGTGAACACACCAGCCACTACAGATGCACTGACCACGGTAGTGCCTACTGGAATGCCTGTACCGGAGACCGATAAACCAGCGCCAATGGCGACGTTCGTCGTTGCGAAGGTTACGTTGGGTGAACCGTTCGTGGTTGTTCCAGATGCCGTAAAAACGCCCACAGGGGACAAAACGGTGCCCGGGAATGAACCATACAGCGGACGGGTATTTACCGTGCTGTCTATGGCGCTGAGGTTTTGCCCGGGGTGAGCGATCAGTTGGTTTTGATTGCCGCCAGTGGAGTCGTACCCAATGTCAAACTGCCACAGATTGTCAGGATTGGCGGTGAAACCGCTCAAAGTGTATCCAGTTGGGCCGAAGCCAATACCATCGTCATTGTCTGTTGACCACTGCTCAAGACCAGAACTGTAGCCAGAGATGACATAGTTCAGGCCGTTGGTGGACGTCATCGTCATGCCACGAGAGACGTCTGTCACGTTCAGGAAGATGCCGTTGTAGCCCCCCATTTTGCGTGGCAGGCCATTCTGGAAGCGCACCCACTTGCCGTCGACAAAACAGGGCGCGGCAAACTGCGTGCCGTCCCGCTGAATGCCCGGCCTGACTTGTAAAACCGCGACTTTCGCTGTCATCAGAACGACCCACCGGGGATGCCAACTGGAACCAACAGGCCAGTGGTCGTGAATGTTGCTGCATTGGAGCCACTGACGGCCACACCCATCTGGCCGCTACCGATCAGGTACAAACCAGTGGTTGTGTCGCCGATGAAGTTCAAAGATGGCGCTGCTGCAGATCCGTTGGCCAACGTGATCGAAGTGATCGAGCCAATGGCCGTCTGCGAGTTATAGACGTTCGTTCCGTCACAGATGGCGATGATGGTTTGGTTTTGCGGAAGAACCACTGTGGACGCCCCGACAGACGCCGTCTTGAACGTCAAGCTGTACGAGCCAGTGGTCTTATTTTGCAGGGAGTACAACTGCACCGTTGGAGGCAGAATCACCGTGCAGTTCGACGTCAGAGTCCCGGTGTACTCTTGGATCAAGTTGGCCGCTTCGGCAGAACTCAACGTCACCGTGCCGCCAGTCACGACCTTTGTCAGTTGCGTGAAGAAAAACTGCGCAGAGCGTCCATAGGCGAACGTGTTGTAGCTGGAGCCGTTGCTGCAAATGACGAACGATTCGCCAATCTGCAATTGGGCATTGGCATTGCCGTCGATGGTGTCAGTGCCGGATGGGACGATGTTCAAAATGCCCGTACCGTTGTTTCGGATCATCACGAACCAGTTGTTTCCAACTGAGGATGCCGTCGGCATGGTGAATGTGCCAGCACCACTGTCCCACACAAAAAACCCTGCACGGTCTGCGGCAAGGAACGTGTAGTTTGAGTAGACCTGAGTGACGTTGTAGGCCTGATTCAACGTGGTGTTGATGGCCATCAAGCCATAGCCAGCCAAGGTGGCTGCATTGGCCGCTGAAGTGCCTGCACCAAACGTCACCACGGCCCATGTGCCGTTTTGAGTCGTGTTGTCCGTCAGGTAGATGTATTCCGCAATTCCAGAAGGAACCGAGGTGATTGTCCCACCAATGACGTTTGTCACTGTAAAGGCGTTTGAGCCAATGTTGCGGACAATAAGGCTTTGACCTGTGGACACCTGAGTTGCCGGAGGAAGCGCCAAATGCAACCCGGTTGTGGTTGCCGTCACATCAATGATGCTTGACACCACGTTGCCGTTGTTGCCGTTCACGGGCCACTGAAGGAACGTGTCGTTGCTGATGGTCAGCGATTCATAGCCAACGTCCGTGGGGTTCAGCGTTTGGCCAGTGAAGGGCGAGGTATATGTTGTCATGATTAGGAATCCACGGCAATAGCCTGACGGTCACCAACACGGGCGACATCTTCGGTTTTGAGAGCCTGAATGGCTTCAGTGTACTTCTGCTGGAAAATCTGCCGTTGGTCGTTCTTGAGGAACGGCATGGCCTGCAGCAAGGTGCCATACAGCATGGCGTTGGGGGCGTACTGAGTCAGCCAGTTGGTTTGGTTTGTCGAACTCAGTGGGGCGATGCGCTCGTAGAACAGGACTTCAAACGTGTAGGCCTGATCTGGAGTCGGTGCCAGATACCAGTGCTCATAGTCGTTGTCGGCATAGAACTGGGGCACATCGGTCTGCGATGCATTTGGCCAGTACGACTTCAGATATTCAAACTTGCGCAGCAGCACGGGCTGGGTGCTCGTGCCATTGGTCAACGTCATGGAGACGGTCTTGCGCCACCGGGCTGGCTTGGCCAACACGGGGTTGTTTGGAGTCATTGTGGCCGTGGCCACCGCCAGTTGGCCCAAAGTCTTGATTTCCTGAGCGATTTCATACTCGCACAGGGTGATAAAAGTTGGGATGGCGGCGACGACGGCGGGGTCAGAGCGCTCCAAGTATTGGAGGACTGTACTGCTCAGGCTATCGTAAGTAAGAACAAAACTTGGCGTAGTGGTCATGTCAGTCTTTTCGGTTGTTCCGATTGTCCCATTAGGCCGTCAGGACGGCAAGTGCCTGCTGGGTGCGGTGTTTCCGGTCATCGAGTCCAAGGGTACCACCGTTGATCCGCTTGCAGCAGCCCAAATCGTCCCCGGCTTCAGCCAAAGCGTTCAGCCCATGGGTTGACCAGAAAAACCCGGCTGTCAGGGCTGCGTACTTGGGTGTGGCCACCAGATCGGGATTCATGATGAGATCCACCCCCAAAGCCTTACCAGCGTGGTAATAGTTGGCCGAGCCAGTCAACTGGATGCAGCCACGGCCTCGGAATCGGTAGCCGTCCCCGGAAGCCTCGTCGCGGTTGCCCATGCGGTTCGCGTAGACCAAATTGGCGATCTTTTTGGGGTTCCCGGCATAGGCGTTGGCGACTTCCAGCGTAGGAAAGCGCTTTGGCCAGACCCGCATCAGGGTGGCCGCACGGTAATTCAGATTCTCCTCCAGAACACTGAAGTTGCCGCATTCGTGGGCACACTGACCAATAAACATGGCCTGCTCACGTGGAGTCACTATGCTAAAACGCTGGAAAGTCTCGTTCAGCGGGTCGACCCACTGGAGTCCGACTCCAATTTTGGCAAGTTGTTCAGCGGTTACTGCCATTTATTTGCTCCCGGACGGCTGTGTAGGCGTCAATGCAGGCGTTGAGTTGAGTGATGGCTTTGTCCCCGTCTGCGGCGAGTTGAGCAATAAGGAGGAGAGTCTGTCGGTCAGATTCGGCTCCATCTTCTGGATTTGGGGCGGCAGCGGGGGCACTTGGGGTGGTTTGTACACAACTTGGGGCTGGGAGCCGCACCCGGCCAGCGCGAATGGCAGCAGTAAGAGCAATTGATTTTTGGTCAATGACATTATTGGCCTCCTGTAGTTGAACTGCACTTGCATTAACCTGTGCATTTAGTTTGATTTCCGTGTTCCGGGCTTCTTCGTTCTTTTTGGCGATTTCCACCTGCATTTCAGCGTCACGTTCGGCCCAGCCCTTGTGATGGCCCGTGAAATAGGCCAGAAGGGCCAGCAAGAGGCCTCCAAGGGCTGCGTAGGGCAGAGGTACCCCGAACATCAATTCACCTCTTGACGGGCAATTGCAAGGGACAGACGGTCTTCGTCAGGCTCTTGATGATCTGGTGGAGTTGTGGGTGGTGGGCCGGGCGTCCAGCTTTCATCCAAAGTGGGGTTTTGGTAGCCCATCCAGTTCCAGTTGGGCGTGGAAGGAGCGGTAACTGGTACTGGCTGAGGTACTGGAGGCATGGTTGCCCCGGAAGGCATTGTGGCCTGCGGTGCAGGGGGTGGCCCAGCCAGCTTTTCCGACATGGCTCCCACACCCTTTTTGGCCATGATGCCGCCAATACCACCCACGATCAGTAGGACGATGTCGTTGAGCATCTTGGTAAAGGCCTGATCAATCGGAGCCATCGTCTTGATGGGCTGCACAACAAAGATCACGGAGTACAGCATGGCCCCTGTGATGCCAGCAAACACCAGCATCACCACAATCACGACAAAGCCCCAGATGCGGACTTCGTATTCCTCAGCGGTTAGTCGAGGCTTCGGATGCTGGTTGTTGAGCTTGAACATTTGCCTGTTTCTCCAAAATAGGGGCGACGAGGTACTCGGGGCACATCTGCGTAAACAGACATTTTGGCTTCTGGCACTCTTTGGCGTAGAAGTTGTCAGGGTTCTGGCATGGGTACCTATAGTGGTCTTGGCACCCGACCAAAACCAGCAGAACGATCCCAAGAATGTGTTTCATCACTTGTACCCGCATTGTGCTGTCTTGCAGTGATCACGGATCATGTAAACACCCGCTCCAACCAATCCAAACAGAAAGACAACCGACAAGATCACAATGGCTATCTCCAGCCTCTGCCGGGCCTCTTCCTTGGCTTTCTTGGCACGCTCCACGGCGGCGCGTTCGGCGTGCTTGTCCTCCTGATCCATCTGGCGCACCCGCTCTTGGATGGATTCCCAGATGTCCATGTTGTTTGGGAAGAACAGACCCTTGAGTTGCTCTTCAAAGTCGGCCTGAGCCTTCAGGGCCAACTCAATTTCGACGGCCTTTCCAAGATTGGAGCCGCCTTCGCGTTTTGTTTCTTTGACCGCCTTGAGAGCGGTGTGCTTGGCATCGAAATAGTTGCCGATCAATGGGCCAAGGCTTGCCACATCCTGAGCGGTTTTTGACGCCGTCTTGATGAGGGAAACAGCCTTCTGAACGGCTGCAAATGCGGCAAGAGCGGTGCTAATTGGCTCCATTACTTGTCGGCCTTCCCGTCCAATTTGTCAAAGATTTGATGAAGGATGTCCTTGATTTCTCTGATGTCTGCGCGATAGTCGTCACGGTTGACATACTCCCTTGGGAGATTGGACAACCGATCTTCCAGCTTTTGGATTTTTTGGGTCTGGTTGTTGAAGACCCAGACAGCCAGAAACCCGGCAACCGATACCACCATGTTGAAGAGTTGCTGGTTGTCCATTTTTTACTCCGCTGGCTTGACTTCAGCCTCTGCAGGCTGATCAACCAATGCCTGCTTGAGCATGTTGAAGAACGCATCGCGGCCAACTTGCAACTGATCCAGATTGAATCGTGCAGAGCCTACTTTGCGCTCCAGATCAACGACGTGATCAAGAAGAGCACGCTGTTGTTCGTTTAGTTTTTCCACGTCGTATTCGACGCCGTCAATGATGAGTTGGGGTTTTGTGTTGTTGCCCATTTCATTTCCTTTGATGTGCCGCCAAGGTCGGGTGGCGGCTTCCCGTTAATTAGCCCAAGGCAAACCAGCAGTCACCACAGGGTTCTTTTGAAGCTCAATGTTTTGAGCCAAAGCAGCTTCAGTAGCGTCTTTATCAGCTCCAGAAGTCCAGCACCAGTCAAGCACTTGTTGCTGAGTCACTTGGCTGTAAGGAATCGTTGGAGTGCCGGGTTGCCAAGAGCAAGTGGAATAAATGCTGGCGGTGTAATCACCATCAACAGCGGATGCCGTCCAGTGGGCGGTAGTGATGAAGCCATCAGAAATCAGGCTGTCGCAATTTGTGATCTGCCAGTTAAATTGAGTTGTCATGGTTTTTCCTTTCTGGAATTAGAGGCCTGCGGCTGCAAGGCGTTGACGGAGGGATTTGATTTCAGCCACCAAGTCAGCAATGACCTCGGATGTGCTTGCTTGCATGGTTTGGTAGACGGGCTTGCCTTCAGCATCAACAGCGTCTTTTTCGCCGTTAACGCTACCGGGATAAACCTCTTGGAACTTGTGCGCCAAGAAACCACGAGTACGGGAACCATCAGCTTTCCATTCGTATTCGATTGGCTCCAGAGCATCAATTCGAGCACCTTGACCAGACACCGCACCGAGGACGTTTTTCAGGCGATAGTCGGAAGTGATGTTGTACAGAACACCTGTTGTGCCGTTTTGAGTAATTGTGCCAATCGTTGTTGTGTTGTATCTAAATTCTGAGTACACCGATCCCGATGCAGTTCCTACCGCATGCCCGATATACATGATGGTTGCTGATGTTGGATTCGTGATTGCCATACCACTGGCTACACTTGTTCCATATGCTCCACCAAACAAAAGGTTACCGCTGGAATCGATACGGGCGGTTTCAACAAACGTAGAGCCACTGTTATAGCCAAAGCGCAACGCATTGTTTGCATAGGCCGAAACAAATGACGCATTGGTTGAATCGAATCCGATTTGCGTCCCGCCGTTGTTGTTACCAACCGTGATTGTTGTGGTGTTCGTTGAAAAACTGTTTACGTGTAAGCGAGAGATTGGCGAAGTAGTCCCAATACCCAGCCCTGTGCTGGTCAGGCGCATCAATTCGCCAGCAGAGCTTTGTTCCCAAGAGAAGTAACCGCCATTGTTGTTGTAAAAGCGCATTCCATCGGCTACAGTTACCCAATCAATATAGCCAAGGTTTGTCGTGCCATCAGAACGATCAAGACGGAACTTACCGTTGACTGAACCACCTGATGCAACAGCGCCAGACAGTGTGCGGAATGTTGTCCCATCAAACGTCAGCGCAGAACCAGTGGTCAGCGCACTTGTAGACGATGCGTAGACAACACCGTTGGCAGTGAAGCTGGTCAGTCCTGTACCGCCGTTTGTGGTGGCAAGCGTGCCCGACAAAGTAATTGCGCCGGATGTGGCAGAAGATGGTGTAAACCCTGTCGTGCCTGCGCTGAATGTGGTCACGGCCACACCAGATAGCGTGCTCCACTGAGGGGCAGTGCCTGAGGAAGTCAAAATCTGTCCACTGGTGCCGATTCCCAGTTTGGACAATGCTGTGCCAGAGGCATAGTAAGGCAAATCACCTGAGGTGTAGCTGGACAATCCAGTGCCACCGTTGGATGTGATCAAAGTTCCGGCAACTGTCACAGCACCTTGAGTGGCTGTGTTTGGAGTCAGTCCTGTCGTGCCAAAACTGATTGAGTTCTGAGCGGCACCCTTTGTGGCAAGCACCTGCACGGTGCCGCCGCTGTCCTTGTAGAAAAGTTTGCCGTCGGCTGCGTTGATGGCCAATTCCACGCCGGACGAACTGGTCGTCAGGTTCGCCGCCAAAGGCACGTTTGAGGCCGTGGTGCTGCCGTAGATCAGGATGGGTGTGTAGCCGCTTGCCGACATGATTTTTCCTTAGAAAGAGCCACCTGCTACGCCGCCAGTGATCTGGCCTGTAGAGGGGTTGCAGGTTATCGAAGAGTTTACCAACGGAGGGAGATTTCCGGTAGTGGCACTGACAAAAGTCAGGTAGTTGGTTGCGTTGGTGGAGTTTGCCGTGATCGCCGTGTTGGTGGCATTGGTGGCATTCGTGACCGCAGTTGTTCCGATCACCGAAACGACTTGAGCCGCAGTTGCCGCCGTGAATGCGCTCGTGCCATTCCCATAGGCCAGACCAGACAGTGTTGTTGCTCCAGTTCCGCCGTTTGCAACAGGCAGCGCCGTACCCGAGTAGGTGATGGCCAAGGTTCCACTGGTAGTGATTGGACTGCCGGAAATCGACAAGAAGGACGGCACAGTCGCCGCCACAGAAGTCACAGACCCAGAACCCTTGCTGTTGAATGTGTTCCAGTCTGTCGACGTCAAATATCCGCTCACCAGCGAAGTGGCTGCAGGCATGCTCAAATGACTTGCAGACGTGCCAGATCCTGTCAGGGGTGCATCTGCTGTCACCGCAGTCAAGTATGCGCCTGCAGGCTGCTTGTTGTTGAACGTGTTCCAGTCTGTGCTGCTCAGATAGCCGTTTGTGCTGGTGGTGGCCTGAGTGATGCTCAAGGTACCAGCAGAGTACGCCAAGGGCGCACTGATCGTTGCGGCAGCCAGAGCGGTACCGTTGCCAAACAGCAAACCAGAAATTGACGTGGACAGCGTCAAGGCTGGAGTCAATCCGCCGCTTGATGTGCCTGCAAACCCATTTGCAGATGCAACAGACACTGCAGTGAGATAAGACCCAGCGGGTTGCTTGTTGTTGAACGTCGTCCAATCAGCAGCACTCAAGGCTCCACGGTTCGTTGCGGATGCTGTGGGCACGTTCAGCGTAATGACTGGTGTTGTCGTGCTGTTGGCAACAGTCGAACTCAGGTCAGTGCCAGTCGTTCCAATTGTGAGCGCCGACACGTTCGTAACTGTGCCCGTGCCATATGGAAGCGCGGGGATGTCTGCGGCCACCAAAGCCCGAAATGTTGGAGTGGCTGCCGCACCAGTTGTTGGCCCTGCCAACACATAGTTGGCCGTCTGAGTTGAGAAGTTCGATGGCGTCACGGCCAAAGTCCCGCCCAGTGTCAAGTTTCCGGTGGTGGTGACGGTGCCAGTTAAAGTGATGCCGCTGACCGTCCCCGTGCCACCCACAGAGGTCACCGATCCGGCCCCTTTGCCATTAAATATCGACCAGTCTGTCGACGTCAGGTATCCGTTCGATGTTGCACTGGCTGCGGCCATGCTGATCACGGGTGTCGATCCACCGGATGACACCACTGGCGCTGTGGCCGTAACCGAAGTCACTGTGCCCACGCTGATTGAGCCGCCCAAACTGACTGTCGTACCATTGATCACGATAGACGAGTTGGCCAATTGGGTATTGGAGATGGTTCCACTCAGATCCGTGGTAGGAACCGTCGTCGAGGCAGTCATCGCCGATGTGCCGTTGCCCTTGACGTATCCAGTCAGGGTCGAGGCACCAGTGCCGCCATTGGCCACCACCAAAACACCGCCCAAGGTGATCGATCCAGCAGTTGGCGTGGCTGGAGTCAGGCCAGTTGTGCCGCCGCTGAAGAACGTCACGCCCCCGGCAACACCGCTTGTGGCTGACGTCAAGCGCCCATAGGCGTCAACGGTGAATGTCGCGGACGAATACGTGCCCGGGGTGACCGCTGTGGTGGCCAGCCCAAACGTCGGAGCGCCTGCAGCACCATTTCCATTGGTCACAACGACCTGTCCAGAGACCCCGGCAAGCGTCAATGGCGTGAAATTCGTGCCATTGATGGCCAGCATGCCCGTCCCTGATAGCGCCGCCACGTTGGCAAGGGTCGTCCCAAGGGATATGGTGGGGTTTCCAAGCACTCCATCGGCGTTGGTGATACCCAGACCACTCCCAACGGCCAAATTGCGTCCTACAAGCGTATTTGCGTTCGTCTTGACTTGGAGTCCGACTCCACTTGCGTTCAAGGACGGCACCGCCCCGGTCAAATTCAACACCAAATTGCTTTGAGCGCCGTTGTCGGCGAGACTCAGACCCGATCCAACACCGAAATATCGGCTGTTTGGCAGCGATGTCTCTCGGTTGACGGTCAGAAACGTCTGCTGGAGGTTCGGAGAACCCGCAATTTGGCCCGTGGTGGTCTGGACAGTGACACCATTTTGGACAATCGGCACAGACTCCAGCCCGGAAAGGGGCAGAGCCTGTGGAAGTTGGGTGATGGTGACTTGTGAAGACATCTCAGGGCTGCAATTTGATGGTGCTGTTGTTGCCGTCGTTCTCTGGATTGTCCGTATTTTGCTCCGTACTGAGCACCTCACCACCATATGGCGTGGTCACAATCTGGTTTGGATCTACGGCAACGCTGACATCTGGACGAGGATACTGCAATGCGATCCGTTCTGTCTTGCGTGCAGGCAGTCGGTACGGGTCTTTTTGATCTGCACAACCTTGTTGGCAGACTTTGAGGCCACTAAAGTTGGGGTCAGGCATCGCCTCGATGATAGGCCGCTTCATGCGGCATCGGTCGCAAATAAAAATTGCGATTGATGCATTGCCTTCGGTGTTGAGGAACCGTGGCATTTATTACCTTGTGTATACAGAAATGTTCGGGGCGAAGTAGATCGGAGACTTGTCCCGGTTCTCGTTCTCCATCATGATGAAATACTTCTCGGCTTGGCCTTCAAGGTACTGGATGCGCTGCAAATCCACGCCGGGCAGCAGAAGGCTCATCTGATGAGACAGCATCATCTGAATGGCTTGGTTGGCGTACTGGGGGATCTCCAGTTGGCCACTCAGGTCACCAACGTCCATCACTTGGCGCGAGTACCAAATCGTCATTTGAACGAATGGATCTGACGGCGCTGGCCACAGCGTGATCTTGGCCTGAGGGATCGTGCGGTTCAGCCAGTATTGGTATGGCTGGTTGGCCAAGAAATTCTTGTTGGGCAGGTTCGTGTAGTCGTCACGGTTCAAACGAGCCATGGTGACTTCAGTGGAGTTGTTGCCAACGTAGAACTCGGCCACGTTCAGCGTGCCGCCACCAATCTCACGCATGCGGTAGTACTGCGCGGTGACGCCCGGGTCGATGTCGTACCAAAGCCACTGTCCACTCACCCATGTGGTGACGCCAGTGTCTTCCAGCAAATTCCATGTCACGCCATCGCTCGACCACTCCAGCAAAATGTGGAACGAGCCAGACGTGGCAGGCAAGATACCAATCGAGCCAGCGTAGATGGGGTTGTTCAGGCCATAGTTGATGCCGATGTAGCCGTTGGGGCTTGTCTGCGCATCGGACGTCAGGACGTTGTTGTCAAAGGCTAGACCAGTGACGCCGGACGATGAGAAATAGCTTCCGCCTGCAGCAGGCGTTGGGCGTGTCAAGGTGCGATACAAGGCGTTCAGAACGTCGTTGCCGCCCACGGGCAGCAAGTACTCGTACTGGTCGGGTTGGAGGCCATAGACCTTCTTTTCGATGGCCCAGTAGTTGATGCCTTGGTTGATCAAGTTGCTCAGGATGAAGAACAGGGCTTGCTTGGACGCTTGCACCTGTTCCACGGTCAACTCTTCGGCCAGCTTGCCCGAATGACGAGCACCCTGATCAATGAAGTTTTGAACCGTGACAACGGTCTGACCGACTGTTCCTGAATACGCCATTTACCATTTCTCCATTTGATCGACTACCAACCCGGACATGACCAGCGCTGCATGGATGCACGCGCCCGACTGCCTTTTTCGCTCTTTTCCGCCACAGGCTCCATTCTGGCGCAAAAAGAGTCACGACGGGCACCGCCTTGAGGCTGTGGAGCCTTCAAATGCGATCCAGTCTCACGGTTGTATTTTGCCCGGCCTTTGGCGGTCAGACCAGCACCTTCTGAGGCTGGCAGCTTCTCGCCACGGCCAACGGCCAAACTGGGGCCGCCATCTTTCATCTTGGCCGTTTTGGCGGCTTCCTTGAAGGCTTTGGCCGTGGGAGCACCCTTGCTGCCCGGCTTGCGCATGCGCTCACCAGAACCCGCAGCAATTCGCTCCTGCTTGGCGTGGATTGCAGCATACAAGCCTTTAGGTTTGGTCATTTGAAGCCCCCAACGGCAAGGTTAAGATTTTCGTCGCCCAAAAACATGGACACATCTTTACACATTTCAAAAAAATCTTCGTAAGAAAAGTCAGACTTCATTCGGTTGATGGCTTGGCAAACCAAAACTGTGTTTTCTGGTGTGTAGCCAACTTTGCTGTCTATTCTCTCAATTGATACCGTATTCAAGCGCCCAGCTTCTAACGACATTTCACGACCGCTATACGCGCAAATTTTGCCTTGTTGACGCCAACACTTCACAACATCTTCAACGGACAATGCAAAAACCTGCTGGCGTTTGACTGCGCTTTTTTTTGCGTTTTGCAAAAATACCCGTGCGCGGCCTTCAATAGTTGAATTTAGTTTTTCCTGTGATCGTTTATTCCCGCCTGTGCAGCACTCTTTACACCAACTGTGAAGCCCGTCTGAAGTCTGCGCGTGTTTAAAAAACAAATCATGCGATTTGCTTTCTTTACATTTGAAGCAGGTTTTCGTCATGTCGTACAGACCTTTTTTCATGGCTCACCAGCTTGACTTGGCTTTGCCGCCAGACTTAAACGGTGCAGGTTTGCCGCCGCCAATCTTTTCAGACCAGTCTTTACGAGCCTTCTCCGCCATGGGTGGCATCTTGGCATAGCTTTGCAGCGTCTTGCTGAGTTGGACACGACCCCATCGGTCTTTTACCTTCTTCAAAGCCTCTTCGTCGCCAGACTTTTTGGCTGCATAAAACTTTTTGGAAAGGTCTCCGACAGCCTTGTGGTATTGCTTCAGACGGCGCTGGTCTGCTTTAACCACTCGGTTTGGAGTGTTGTCCATCTCTTCGCCGTCGTCATCGCTGCCACGGTTGGCGTTGTAGTAGTCGATGTCGCTGTCATAGTGGCGTGCATCCGGCGCAGGACGGTACCGGGTGCGTGCAGGTGCATCGTCATCCATGGAGCCGCCCATGGCCTTCTTCGCAGCACGCTTGGTGCTGTACGCGATGGCCACGGCCTGCTTAACAGGCTTGCCAGCTTTCACTTCAGTGGTGATGTTCTTTTTGAACGCTTTGTCAGATTTTGACTTGATCAACGGCATGTTGGCCTCACGGAGTCACGTTTGTTGTCACATCAGACTGGATCAAGTAACCCTCGATGCCCACGTTCACAGCAGCGGTGCTGGCGCTGGTGTTGAACAAGAACTGCAGGTCGGTCTTGCCAGAATACTTGCGAGGCATCACGCGACGCACTGAATAGCCAGCGGTGAATGGTGCCTTGGTGGTCACGATTGACACGCCAGCGCTGTTGACGCTGCTGTTTTGATAAAACAGATAGTTCAGGTTGTTGCCGTTGAACGAAGAGTTGGCATCCACTCGGGCGAGGTAGAAGTCAAAACCGTTGGGCACGGTGTAGATTGACATCAGCGAACGACCAAAGCCAGCATTGATCTGAGCATATGTTGTGCCGCCGTTCTTGGCTGTCACGTTGCCCACGGCATTGCCGGAAGTTGTGATCAGGCTGTTGATGCGCAAATACGATTTGGTGGTGTTCACACCTGTCGTGCCGTTCAACGCAACCACTTCGGAAATCTGGTTGTAGCCGGAGTCCAAACCGTTGATGGTGATGGTGACGGCGGTGTCGGATGCCGAAGAGCTTGCCAGCGTCATTACCACAGCCGAACTGGGGAATGTGTACGCTGTTGCGTTCTCCCACAGGGGGATTTGAGTCGTGGTGACTGCAGACTGAAAACCGTAAATGTTCACAGTGCTGTGACCATAAATCTCAGAGCGAGGAATCTGAAGATCAAATGGCTCAAACGTGCCAGCACGGGTAATTGAAGAGACTGTTGCTGTCATGATGTTTCCTTAAAAAGCGGGGGCCGAAGCCCCCACCTTACTTAGCACTTGCCGCCGCGCTTGCGACCCACAGGAGCAATCGTCGTCGACTCTTTGGTCTTCGTCACGCTACCTTCTGGAGGCTTGGGGGAACTGAACAAGTCCTTGACAGCGTTGAATGCACGCTTGGGGGCACCAAGGATGCTTTCGCGCATGGCTTCGTTTTCTTCCCTCTCACCTTTGCGCCAGCGGTCATAAGCACCGCCAGACATATCACCGCCCTCAGCTTTGCGTGCAACTTTGCCGCCACGCTTGAAGGTGCCAGACTGCAAGCTGTTTGCCACGGGTTGGCTGACGAAGTGCTTCGGCATTTTTACTGCCTTGCCGTCGTCGACAACATTACCCCCCGTGGCAAAATGCTTTTTTGCGGAACCACCGCGCTTGTAACCGCCAGCATTGGACTCACGAACGCCACCAGTGGTGCCATTCATTTTTCCAGCTTTTGACGTGTCAGCAGGACGGTTTTCCCAGTCGCCATCGTTTTCAATTGCACGACCGATACCGGGCACTTTGCCGCCGTGAGCTTTGTGGTGGATCTTGCCGCCATGCTTGAAGCCACCAGCATTTGACTCCTTGATGCCGCCAGTGCCGTGCGCTTTGTCGCGCTTGGCTTGGTGCATTTGTGTCTCAAGGTAATCGTGCTCGTTGCCTTCAATGGTGCCGTGCATCTTGACCTTGCCCTTGTTCACCTTTTCATGGGTGTCGGCAGGAATAGCGCCGCCAGTGGCTTTGTGATGCTTGGCGTGGCCGCCATGCTTGAAGCCAGCAGGTTTGCCTTCCTTGATCGCGCCAGTACCATGGTGCTTGTCGTGCTTGGAACCATCAACCACCTTGGTGCGCTCGAATTTCTTCTCGTCGCCTTTGATGGTTGTGCGGGTCTCGTCGCGGTCGATTTCGCCACCAGAAGCCTTGTGATGGACTTTGCCGCCCTTCTTCAGGCCATGATGAGCCTTGCTGGCCTTCTCATGCTCGTGGTGCTTGAGTTCTTTCTCGACCTTGTGCAGTTCAGCCTCAACCTTGCCACCCTTCTTGTACAAGTTGGGGTTCATGGCTTTGCGGCGTTCAGCCATGGAAGGCTTCTTGGGGGCGTGGCCGTGCTCGGCTTCAAAAGCCTCATGAGCGCCGTGCATGGAGCCACCATGAGCGTGGTGCATGGACTTGTGGCCATGCTCCTCGTGGTGCTTGTGGTGCTCCTTGTGATGCACCTTACCGCCTTTTTTGAGCTTCAGAATGACTGAAGGCTCGTCGGTCATCATTTTGACCATTGGCTTAAATTGACCCATATCGGCCTCCTATTAGGCTTGAGTTACGCCAAGAGCACCAGTGCGAGTTGCATTGGGGCCGCACGCAATTGCAGGGATTGCAATCGTCATCACCAGACGCTTGACGCCGTTGGAGGCGCTGGAGGGCGTGTAGGTGCCACGCACATCGCCAGTGGTCGATGTCGCAGGGTTGGTCATGTCTGCAGCAACAAAAGTGCCTGCGTCTTGAGCCAACGTGTTGTTCCAACCGACTTTCACAACATAACCAGCGTCAATGCAGCGCACTGGCAGGCCAAGGATGTCGGTTGTACCGATGGTCACAGCAGTTGCGGAACCGCTGATTGTTGCACCGGAAATCTGGAAGAAAGCCTTTTTGCCGTTGACGGGTGTACCAGCGGTGGCCACGGTGATCGTCTCGGTCATTGCCTGACCAAAATAATCGTAGCCGCTGATGGTCACCGCACGGGCTGTGGTCGAAGTGTTGACTTGCAGAGCGCGGGGTGTGTTCAATTGAACCACGGTTGTGCCGTCTGCACGAACAATCGACTTGGCCGATGTTCCGGCAGTCAGAACCAAAGCGCCAGCGCCAGAGGCTGTCTGCGAAGCGGCAATGTTTGCGGTCTGCAGTGTTTGTGGCACGCAATCCCAGACATACACGCGACCCAGAGGGCCAACACCCAGATCCATGGGGGATGGGTCACCCAGCGTACCGTCACCAGAAGCGGTGATGGTGATCGAACCTGTGGCCGAAGAAGAGGCGCTCAGGTTGTATGTGCCCAAACCACCGCTGGCTGTGCCAAACGATGTGATGTATGAGCCTGCGGTAATGCCCGTGCCGCCAACATATTGGCCAATAGTCAGGGGTTCACCGGAAAGAATGGATGTAACCGTCATCACGGTGCCAGTTACGGAACCAGTCACGACAGCTTCGGTTTGGTTCAGACCAGTACCCATGTAGGTAACTGCTGGGCCAAGGAAAAGGTCATCAGAAAATTGAGGCATCGTCTTTCTCCATGAAAAGTTTGACGAGATTTGAAAAAGGGGTGGAGTCGGACTCCACCCCTGCTTTGCTTAGATACCGGGGGTACCGTAAGCGCAACGTGGATCTGTGTAGCCCACGTCGTAACGCTCAGTCGCTTTGTAGCGCATGGAGTCGGTTTCGAAGTCACCTTCCATGGTCTTTTCCAGACGACGGCGCATCAGCAGCTTGAAGCCCTCTGGGGCGTCAGTCTGCACCCACCATGCGGTGGACGAGGTCAGACGCGACAGAACAGCGGCACCTTCGTCCAGCAAGCCAATCGACTTGACGGGGTTGATGTCGTTGTTGGCGTTGCCAGTGCGAAGAACGCTCTTCAGCAGAACTTCGGCTTGGAAGATGTTGCCGGGGGCGACCACCAGTTGGCGGGGCACCAGACGGATCTTCTTGCCGTTGTTGTCAACAGCTTGGCGAACCTGAATCAGCATCTGCTCCAGAGAAGTCTGGGACAGCACAGCGGCGGTGGCCAACTGGTTGCTGAAGGTACCGTTCACGATGGGGTGAGCGGTGTTGATCAGGGACACGCCGTCGCCACCGGGGTAGGCGCTGTTGAAGGCGGTGCTCAGCACGTTTGCGGCCAGCAGTTCTTTGGTTTCCACCAGAGACTGAGCCAGATGGCGTGCATACACTTGGCCGATACGGATGTGGTCACCGTCTTCCACCAGCACTTTGGTCAGGGCGAAGGCCAAGCCATACACCTTGTACACATAGCGCTTCAGGAACAGGACGCCACCTTGTTGGTAGGTCACTGGGGTGCCGTCGGGCAACTGAGGAGCCGCGCCGAAACCGTACAGGACGGGTTCTTCGTGGTAGTTGCGAGGAATGCCGTCTTCTTCACGGAACACACGGCTCCATTCGTCGGCACGTTGGTCATAGACTCCGTCGAAGCACTCATTCAGGATGGGTTCAACAATCGAACGAAAGTCCGTACTGCGCATTGGGGCTGCCATTTTCTGGTACTCCTAATTAAGCGATTGCAGTGGCAGCGCCAAAGAATTGCGAGTTGGCGATCACGACACGCACGATGGTGTACGAGTCACCCCATGCATTGTCAACGTAGGGAGCGAGGTCAACCACGCGAACTTGACCTTGCGAACCGTTGCCCACTGCAGAAGCAGAGTTCAGGGTTGCTTGCGACAGACCAGTAGTGGTCGAGCCAGCAGTCAGGTTGTTCAGGTTGAATTCGTTACCGATGGTGGTTTGAGCCATCGAGCCGTCGGCTTGGATTTCATACACGATGTTTTGGTCGTTGTAGAAATAAGCGACGCACGAACCAGCGGTGTACGCTGTGTTGGCAGGCCAGTAGTTCGACACGCGACGACGGCCAGTGGTGTCAGTCCACTCAACGCCAGCAAACGCACCAGCGAGAGCGCCAGTGGTGCCTGCAGCGATGATGGTACCGAGAGTACCGCTGTTGGCAGTCGTACCGTATTGAACGGGTTGACCTTTCAAGATGTTGCTGGCATAGCCAGAAGTGATGCCGTTTGCCAACGCCTGAGCGCGATCCAGACCAGAAGGATGGAACGCAGGACGCAGGCCAAACGGAGCAGAGGTAGAACTCATGTGAAACTCCTTGGGTTAGCCCGAAAATACGGGCAGTTTGGGTGCATGCTGATCAAAATTACCAAGACCTTCACCCTCGACGTTCACCAGCGACTTGCCGTTGCTGTCACGCTGCCCTTGGAGGCTCTCAATTTGGACACGGATCTTGTCAGCTTCCTCACGAGGCTTCTCGTGGTGCTGATAGAGCATGACCTCTTGGTAGACGTCCATGGGGAGTTTGAACAGCAACATCTCGTTGCAGGAGATGTATCCAACATGCTCACCCGCCTTCACGCGATAGTCTTCATAGCCCGGTAACTCTTCAGATTTAACTGGAACGTACCCAAGGCGAATCCGCTTGTCGATGGAGTCGTAGCTGTTGGTTGTCGAAAGCCAGCAAAGGTGCCACCCATCCATGTTGGGCAGTTTTGGCAAGGCTGATTGCGTCCATTCCTCACTCCACATCTTGCGACGTTCCTGATTCGAAATGAACTTATCCTCAGGTGCTGCGCGGCTTGCGTCCTCGCTTGCGCGATCATGGCGACCACCAGCATTGAGAGATTTTTTGAGACGGGATTCCATAGTCATTCTCCAAGTATTGATTAGCGGCGACCAGCGTTTTCGCGGTCGAATTTGATGAAGTTGTCGATCATTGCTTTCTTGCGTGCAGGGTTGTCCCACGCGCCCACTTCTTTCATGGCCTTGACCCGTTCGGGTGAAAGCACGAACTGTGTGCGGTTGGTACCACCAAATGCGGCAGAAGCCTCACGACCTGAACTTCCCACTACGTTCCTCGGTTTCCTGACAGCGGAATCGCTGCCTGATGCCTCATTGTAGCGATGAGGCAGTGCTCTTTGCAAGCGGGAATCCAATTCGTCCCAATAATCTGGGTCGGATGGGTTCCAGCCTTCCGTGACCAGCAGTTCGTCAACCTTCTTGGCGATCTGGCTGTCACGATCTGAAGTGTCCGGCTTGTACCAGCTATTGCGCTTCATCCAGTCAGCGGCATTGCGCTGCACGGATGGGTCAATCACCGGGACTTCACGTTGTTGTTGCTGCGGCTGGCGCAGGGATTGTTCTGCCTGCTGTTTGGCACGGGCAAACTCACCAACTGCGGCCTGAGCCTCGTTGAACATGGTCTGCGCTTCGACCATGGCGTCACCATCACCAGCGCGGACGGCCTCGGCCATCTTCATCTTGGCGTATTCCAGACGCACTTTTTGGTCTTCCAGACCTTTGTCGAGGCGTGCGATCTGGCTGTTTTGCGATTCACGCTCCACATTGGCCAGACGGCGCTTGAATTCCTCGTTTTCGCGTGCCAACTGCTGCAGACGAAGGTCTTTTTCCTCGTTGGTCTTGCGAATCAGGTCTTTTTTGGCCCGACGACGTGCTCGTTTGGCCGCACGGACGGCATCGGAGTCGTCGTCGTGGTCTTCGTCGTCGCCAGAGACCTCGCCACCGTCGGCTTTTTCGGCCTTTTCAGCGGGTTTTGAGGCGTTTTCGTCGCCGTCCAAGGGCAAGTCAATGCCTTCGGGCAAATCAACCACTGCGGAGCCGTCTTGCGTCTCCTCAATGCTCAATTCTTGGTTGTTTTTGTCTTCGGTAGCCATGTGATCCTCCAATTAGACGTAGGCTTTGAACGACAGCGGGTCATCGGTGACCTTCGCAATCAGTTCGTGGTCGTTCAGGGTCATGAAAAGCACGGGATCTTCCCCGTCTTCGGTGTCTGGTGCCTTGCGCTCCCAACGGTCACCGCCCCAACGAGGGACGCGCACGTAGTCGCCAACTTGCGCCCAGCTACCTTCCGGCCATGACTGCATGGTCTCGCGGTTTTTGAAGGCCAATGGGCCAATCGAAACCACCTTGCCAATCATGTTGTTCCACTTTTCGGCTTCTTTGGTTTCATCGACGATGATGATGCGACCCGCTTTTTTCTTGATGCGGCGCAACTGGACGATGACTCGTCCACCAAAGGGTGCCTGACCCGGATTCACGTCAGGGAATGCCCACGCCAGTTCAACTGGATCGGACACGCCTGCGGCTCCGTCAATGGTCGGGATCGGATTTTTCTCACTCATACTCACTCTCCTAAAACACCATATTTCAGGTGCATCGTTAAAGCGCTTTTCAGCGCGGCCTCAGTCCCGGAGTGGGACTTATTCTTTGTTCTTCTCTTCATCCAGCAGCTTGTCGATGGAGTCGAGGACGTATTGCAGTCCCTGACCCTCACCGACCATGCGCTGGTACGACTCCCAGTTGAATGCGTTGCCCAGCAAAAGGGACTGCGCAATCTCTGCCTGTCGCAGCTTGATCATGTGAATGACCGAAGCGATCATTTTTTCTTGGCTTGGGCCAGACCGCCTTGGGGTTTGGCATTGCCGCCACCCATGCTCTGGCCGTTGATTGGAGCACCTTGTGCCAGACGCTTATGCTGGGGCACATTGATGCTCTGTTGCTCTTTGTCAGACGTTGCCATTTGGCACTCCTTGAGGTTGTGGCATGCCCTGTGGCATACCTTGAGGTTGTGGCATACCTTCTGGCATACCGGGTTGACCTGCGCCCATGGTAGCAGGGGCAGGGGGTACTTCTGCTGTCGCGATGTCCGTGATGGTCTGGTGCGTCAGCTTGGCGTTCTCGATGGCAATCTTGGTCTTGTTGTCGTCCAAGTGCTTGGCCATGTCCGCCTGCAGTCTGCGGTTGTCCAGTTGCAGACGGGCTTGGTCGTCCTGCGCCTTGCGCTGGGTCTCGGCCATGCTGGTGTCGTGAACCACTTGCGCGTCGGGAGGCAAAGCCTGCTTCTGAGATTGCTGGCGCTTTTGAGCCATCTGAATGAGTTGCTGGAAGGCTGGCGCAAACTGGCCAAACACTTCCTTGGTGTCCAGAGACACATGAGCACCCACCGTGGTGTACAACTGGTCGATGGTGCCTGTCAGCAGCGGATCGTCGTAGTTGTCCACAGGTTTTCCGCCGCGAGACTGAGCCACGTAGCCATTGCTGCGGTTCAGATACCACAGGGTCATGTGCTGCTTGATGTGCTCGATCAGGTTGTTCAGGTAGTTCGGGTCTGCGAATGGCGACTGGCCCAAGAATGGGTTCATGCCAAACTGCAGGTGATCCTGAATGTGCGCGATGTGATCCTGCTGCATGTACGCATAGGCTGGCTGGCCAATGAGCATGGCAGCGTTCTCGTCTGCCGATGTGCGCTGCTCTGGAGCCGGGACGTCCTTCATCAGTTCGTTGATGTTGGGGATCTTCATCTGCTTGAGCGAACGGGCCAACACGTTGTTCATGTTGAACTGGTCGGGGTGCTTGTCGGCCAGCGCCAGCACAGCCTGCATCTGGGCCATGCGTTGCGTCTCACTGAAGATGTGAGGGTCAGACACCGGGATGACGTCGGTGTTCTTCTGGAAGTCGTCGCGGGTGATTTCCAAGTCGGCCACCACGTCAGACTTGCGCATCTCGTCGAAGTGCCAGCGGTTCAGGCGGCACAGAATCTTCAGCACACGGGCCTGTGACTCGTGCAAGCGTGCATGGATCGACGAGAACACCGCAGCGCCCTGCTCAATCAAAGCCTGTGTGGTTCCCACTGGAGCCTGAGCGTTCACGTCGGCGATCTTCTCCTCGCTGGTGGACACTACGCCCTTGGCTGCTGTGTCAAGCCAGCCCAGAAGCTGGAACAGCACCTGTGAGGGTGGATTGAACGGCATGGGCATGGCGATCTGGCGAATGTCCTGCACGCCGGGTGCGCCTTCAATCTCCACGATCTGGGTCACGTCCACCTGCTGGCTCTGGCCAGACATCTTCGCGCCCTTGAGCTTGAGTATCGTGGCGGCGTTGTTTATGTGAGCCGAGTCCAGCAATGCACGCAAAGAACCAGTGAGAGCGGCAGACAGACCACCAATAAGGTGAGGAAGACCAATCGCATAGGCACCTCGCCATGGAATGAACTTGAACTCCACGATCCAGTCCAGCTTGGACATGGTGTCGTCGGACTCTTCCCAGTTGCGGTACAGGCCCACCACTTCGTTGTCGAGTTCGTCGATCATGAGGATGTACGGGGCCATCTCGCCCTTGCTGTACTTGTCTTCCTCCAACTCCAGATAGACGTAGACGTGGTACACCTTGCGCACGCCGTCTTCGTTGTCTTCCCACTTCTTGCCCTCGATCTTGTCGTTGGCTTTCTGTGCTTTGGTCTGCTCCGGCTCCATGGTCGACGACACCAGATTGATGTCGCGGTACATGCCGTTGCTCACACGGCGCTTGAACTCCCACTCGGTGATTTCGTGGACTTCAGCAGCACGCTGGGCTGTGTAGAAGTTCGTTGCCGCGAAGGGAAGGATCACACGGTCGATTGGCAAGAACTCCACGCATGGGCGTTTCTTTTGTTCGTCGAACCAGATCTTGAAGTACTGTGAGCCGCCCAGTGGCAGTTGGGTCAGCAGTTGTTCTTGCTCATCGCGGAACTCTTCAATTTGCTCGGTGATCTGCCAGTTCAGGTAGTCACGCTTGCGCTCTGCACGCTCGGCCTTGATGTCGTCCATCTTGCCCAGCACCTTGGTGCGGACAGGGCCGTCTGGTGGGAACATCTCTTTGATGGCCTTGGCCGCAAAGTCCACGCAGCCTTCAGCCATAGCAGGGTGAACCACCTTGGATGCGCCCATGAACGTAGCGCCACCGGGGGCGTCGTTGCCCATGCCCGTGCGCTTGATGCCTTCCTCGTACTGCTTATCACGCTGCTCTCGGGCGTCCTTGTCCTTCTTCAGCAGGTCGATGTAACGCATGGCCAACTTGCCAAGTTCGTACTCGTCATACGTTTCGGCCATGTTGGCATAGAAGTCGGGGTTCTCTTCCGGGCCACCCTCGTCGATGGTGACAATGGCCGAGCCGTCCGGCTGCTCTTCCGTCTCGATTTCAGGCAGATCCACAAGGGCGCTGCCGTCATCGTTCTCGGTGATTTCCAGATTGGGGTCGAGGTCTTCCATCACTTAGCTTTCTTGGATTTGCGGCTCAGTTCAAGGGCCATGGTGTCTTGATCGGTGTGGAGTTTAACCCCGCCACCCTTTTTGTAGCCTTGCTTTTGTAGGCCAGTCAAGAACTTTTCAGACAGGAACTGTGCCGGAGTGTTGCGGGTCAGATCCATGAAACCGATGGGGCGGCCTTTGGTCTGACGAATCTGCTCATGGAATTCAGGCAGCATCACCTCGCGTGGCACAGGGTGGTACATCACGCCAAGGTCTTCGCCGTGCAGAATGTGCGGGAAGGCTGGGTGCAGATCAGGTCGGAACGAGCGCTCACCTGTTGTCTTAAACAAGCGAGGGCCGATGGCGTGAGTCGGAGCACCCAGCAATTCGGGTTCAGTCGTCTCGCGCACAATCTTGTCGTAGTCAAAGATCTGACCCTTCTTGCCGCCCACCGTTTGGCCACCCATCAGGTCAGCCATGACTCGGCGTTTGTCGAATGTATTCAGGTTTTTGAAGAAGTTTTTGCCAGCGATGTCGGCGTTTTCAAAGATTGGTGCGCCTTCCTTTGTCTTGGCTGCTGCCAGTCTGGCATTGATGGCTGCACGCAACTCGGGCGACATTTTGCCGGACTTGATGCCCTTCTTGAACTGATCCAGCAGCAAGTCAAATACCATCTGATTCGATGTGTGCTGCGTTGGCGCTCCAATCAGGGCAGACCACAAGACATCGTCACCTGCTGCATTGGCAATCTTGGATGCGGCTGCTGCAGTGTTCACGCCCCATGCTGCGTTCTTGTAGCGGGGGTCAACATGCTGCAGCGACGAAAAGCCCGGGCCGCCGAGAAAGCCGCCGCCGACCTTGGTGCGGTCGGCTTGGGTGACCTTCAGGGTCTTGCCTTCATGCTTGCCCAGCGCCTCAGATGCCTTGACGGCCATGGGGTTGTATTTGTTAGCCAAAGCCAAACGCATTTCGTCGACATTTTTAGCCATGCCACCTTTGTCAAAGTGTGCTGTGCCGCCTTCCTTGAGGCCTTGCGTCTCAGGTGTCACGCTCCCGCCCATGGCATCCATTGCCGGGCCTTGTGGAGTCATGATCAGAGTGTCGCTGCCATCCACTTGGCCGCCTTCAGCCAACTGCTGGGGCTGCTGCTGAGGCTGCTTTCCACCACCGATTGCAGCCAGCGCCTGACCCTGTGGAGTCATTTGCAGGATGTTGCCACCGCCTTTTGGCCCCATGGGAGGCTGGCCATCAGCACCGGGCATGCCTTGAGGTGCTTGGCCCGGTTGCTGCGGCTGCTGGCTTTGCTGAGGGGGCATCAATTGCTGGCCGGGCTGGAACACGCTCATGTCGACACCGCCCACTGGGGGTTCGCCATTGTCAGGACGACCTTGTGGGGGCACATACGCCTTCACGCCAAGGCTGGGGGCTTCGTTCACACCAATGGACTGCAACTGGCTCAGGCCAGCGAACCGGGTCTTGTTGTCCAGTTCCATTCGCATCTGGTCAATCGAGGGCACCGTACCGCCAGCCGCTTTGTGGACGATGTGCTCTTTGCCGCTCTTGTGGTTAATGAAGTATCCGCTGTGGCCAGCCAGCTTGATGGCCTGTTGAATGCGGGGGTCTTCGATGATCTTGTAGCTGCCTTGAGCCAGTGAGCCAGCCAAGTGCTTGGCCACGTCGGGGATCTTGTTGAAGTCGCGGTGCTTGGCGGCAATGCTTGCGACGTTCTCGACGTGCTCTGGGTTCTCGTAATCGAATGGTTTCACGTTGCCTCCTTGGGCTTTTGCAAGTGGTGTGCCCTCAATGATGGATTGATTTTGTCCAACTCGGTTCAAGGCATTTGGGTTTTTGTCGTATGACTCCAATGGGAAGTTGGCGCGGCGCTCTTCGTCCGTCATGTTCAGTCGCTTTTGCACTGCGCGTGCCTCGGCCTCTCCAGCCAGCAATTCGTACTGCTTGAATGGATCCATGTTCACGTATGGAATCAGTTGCATTTTGTCAGCCATGCGGCTGTCGTATTGCTGTTTAAGTGCGGCCTTTTGAGTTGGATCATTGGTTTGATCCATCTCCTGCAAAAATCTAGTCATTTGATTGTTGTGGTTTTCTACCATTGACTCTGCTCGTTTTTTTGCTTCCCAGAACTCTTGAGGGTTGCCGCCACGAGGTGTGTTCTCGATTGACTGAATGGCGTGCTGCACTTCGTGTGTGGTCACGCTTTTTGGGTCGTTCTTGAGACCTGCGCTGTAAATGTTGATGTTGTCACCATGCTGCGACCCATGGGCACCGGGGCCGCCATTTGCGCCCTGACGCAAGATGTGCTCTTGCAACTCAGGATAGGCCTTGTACAACTCGGGATGCTCGTATGCGTGGCGGAGGAAGTTCCCCGTGAACTGTGGGTCGGAGTTCAGGCCAAAGACTCGACGCAACTCATGGTCAAGTTCACCCACCTGACCTTTGATTGCCTTGCGTGCGGCGATGGCTTCTTTTGGGAATAGATCAGACACCACCTCTTTGCCACGCCCAAGTGATTCGGCGATGGCTTCCTTGAGGGCGGCCTGCTGCTCTTTGTTGGCCTTTGCTTTGCCTTTGATGTCTCCGGCAAAGTTGTACACCGCTGGTCGGTCGTTGATTTCCTGACGCCACGCACCCTCTGGGCCACGATAGGTGCCAGTGGCCTGCCAAATCTCTTGGGGAGTGGCCCCGGCATGCTCCATCTGGACTGCCTTGTAGGCGTTCTCGACATTCCACGTCTTGGCCTTGGGGCCGATCATGATGCCAGCCATGCCCACATTGCCGGGGCCAAGTGCCCCCATGATCTGCTCACCCGTAGGTGCTGGCAGGCTCTTGGCATACGCCACCGGGTCTTGCACCATGCGCTTGACGTTGCCGGGAATGCCGCTCACCTTTTCGTACATGCCCTGCAGGTTGCGTCGTGCTGTGTCAATCGGAGTCAGTGGCTGACGTGGGCCGACTGCTTGCTGGCGCAGTTCTTCGAGCATTTGCTCGACGCTGGGTTGTTTGGGTGATGCCATGGATGCCCTCGGGGGATGTTGCCCCGATTATGCCTTCAGGTCTGCCGCAAGTCTACGGATGGCCTGCACGCACTCCAATGGGCCGACCGTGGCCATTGTGCCGCCCGTCGTCAGGGTCTTTTGCATCAGTTCCCACTTGCGGCGCTCCAGTGCTGTGCAGGCGTCCTCAGCCAACTGCAGGCCTTGCTTGCGTCCCTCGGCCAAGCCTCTCAGGTACTCGGCTGTCAGGTCTTCACGGTCAAACTGTCTCATGGTCAGGTTCCAGTCAGGTGGAGTCGGACTCCACTGTAAGGTTGGTGCAAAGTGGAGTCGGACTCCACTCAAGCCGAATACGGGTTGGTCATTGACCTCACCCGTTGGTTGTACTCGTCGGCGTCGAAGATGTCGTCCTCGTCGATGTCGTCCCGTGGTGGTGCGTCGATGCTGATCCAGCCGCCGTCCCTTAGGTAGCGCAGGCCTTGAGAGATGCAGTCCACGAACTCGTCATGCACCGTGCCCTCTGGGAAGCTGCAGATCTGGCTCACCATGCCCTCGGCCCAGTCCCTGACAAACCCCTTGCGCTGGCTGCTCTCAGGCACCCAGACACGTCCAGCACGGATGATGTTGGCCACGATGGACAGGCGCTGGGTCTTGTCCGCCTTGCCCGGGTTGTAGCCGATCACCGGGAGGTGGGCACGCTGCAAGTCCTGAATCAGGGAGATGCCAGCGGCCTTGTCCTCCACCAGCAGCAGGTCGACCCGCTTCTTGTTCTTCCCCTCGCCGTACACAGTCTCGTACTCGTCGATGATTTTGGGGCGCAGGTCGGGGTACTGCAGCTTCTCCTGCCAGCAGTCGATGACCATGACGCACATGCCGCCGTCCTCTGGCTTGAATGCACCCAGAGTGATGCAGCCCGTCGGGTCGTTGGCTGCGCCGTCCTTATAGCCGCAGTCGTAGGACTGAATGATGTACTCGAAGCGAGGGAAGGGCTTATGGTTTGGCCAGAGGCGGAACCAGTCACGCTTGACGATGCCACCCTCTTCGGGGTCGATGATCTCGGCGTGAATCTCCTGCCGCCCGAGGTTGGTGCCCTCGTACTGCAGGATCTGCTTCTGGAAGGATGGCGCAAGGTTCTTGATGTTGCTGTACGTGCTGGCGCGGGTGATCACCACGTCGTCGCCCTCACGGTCGATCAACTCCATCACCACCTCCTTGGGCTTTGGCGTGGTGGACGCGATCAGCTTGGTGCGGGTGCCAAGACGGATGCCGAACATGATCATGTCCCACGCCTCGCGCAGGTACTCCCATGCGGCCAACTCGTCCAGCCAGCCCCCATGGAACTGCGGCCCCCGAAAGCGCTCAGGCTCGGACGCCGGGATTCCCTTGATCAGGCTGCCGTTCACCAGCGTGATCTCGTGCAGGCTGGAGTTGTACTTGGCCACCAAAATGGTGGGGATCACCTTCAGCAGGCCGGATTCGCCCTCAAAGCAAGTGCTCTTCAAGTCGCCGGACGTTGGAGCCGACACCAGCCAGCGAGTGTTTGGCGTCTCCCATGCCCATGAAGCCAGCGTCTCAGCAGCCGCCCGGGTCTTTCCGGCTCCACGGCCAGCCAGCATGAGCCAGATGTTCCACCAGTCCCCTGCAGGCTCGATCTGGTGCTTCAGGGCTTGCTCATTGAGCCACTTGAACTGCCAGTTAAATGCCGCCTGCTGGTACGGCGACAGTGCGCTGTACTCCTGCTGAGTTTTCTCGTCTTCGAGGATTTCGAGGGCAAGACTCATTGCTCGGCTTGGCGCTGCATCTTCAGGTTCTTGAGGAGTTCCCCAAAGACATTGTGGTTGTTCTCCACCACCACCGGGTTGACGTCGTCACCGGCATGCACCAGCTTGTCACCGTAACGCTTGGGGTTGAACTTGGCCAGCAGCTTCAGGCGGGTCTCGATCTGCAGCTTGCGGTGCCCCAGCATGTCCACCTTCTTGATGGTCACACGCTTGACGCCCTCGTCATCCTCGCTCTCGCTCACCTCTTCCCCCATCATCGGGGTGTCGGCGATCACCAAGCAATCCTCGGCCATGGCGTCGTATCCCACGTCACGCGCATACGCGATGGCTGTGGCAAGGTCGGGATCTTTCTTCATCCAGTCGTACACCGTCCGCCACGCTGGGAACCCATCCTGTCTGCATATTTCCCTCAGTGGTATTCCCTCACTGAGTTGCTCACACATCTGCTTTGCGATGTCTGGGTCGTATGTGGACTGTCTGCCACCCTTGTTTTTGGGCGCGGCCTGCTTTGTGGGTTTGTCTGTCTTGTCTGTCACGGTCTTCCTTCCACGCGATATTTCAGCGCATTGGATTGAAGTGTAACTCGGAGTTGTGTTTCCGTCATGCCGGGGTTTTTGGTGCGCGGATCAGCCTTCGTCGTGCAGGATTCTCATGCGGCGCTGCTTGGCCAGTTGCAGGCACTCGTGCCCGTCCTTTCGGTCGCGCCATGTTCCGGTGACGATCAGGACTCCACCATCCAGCCCAAGCAAGGCGGAAGGGTCGATGACTGGCACCCACATCAATGGGTGAATCCCTACCTTGTTGGCCAGTGCTTTGGCCTGATCGTAGTTTCCGGCGAGGATTCGGAACCTCACGCGCTGGGCAGTGTCAGCCATCCGACCTCCGGCACTGGGATTGTCTCGTCCATGGTCACATGAACTTCGATGGCCAGCCTTTGGTTCACGTCTTCGATTCTTTGGGCGGCCTCCAAGATCCGCTTCAGGTCTTGCAGCGTGAACCAGCCTTCAAGGTAGGTCTTGCTGACGTGGTACATCTCGATCTTGCGTTCAGTCATTCATTTCTCTCCAGTGGGATGTCTCGCCAGAGGCCAATCACCATTTTGAACATATCGCCGACCGCATCTCCACCACTTGGATCTTCCCAGAATTGCTGCAGCACGCGCACAGTGCGGTGGGCGGCGTATTCGTGCGTGCTGTTCTCAGGGTCAAATTCTTGGCGCTCGACGAACCTCAGGTGCAGGGTTGGTATTGGAGTCATTCGTGGCTGCTCCCCAGAATGCGGTGCTCGGCCCATTTGCGCCACGACTTGAGTTCCTTGTTCTCGGTCTCCAGTCGGTCGATCTTGCTCTGCATGTTCTTCATGCGGCTCATGGCCTGATCAATCCACTCTTTGACCTCTGTGGGCATGGCGAAGGTTTCCTCCTGCTTTTTTGGGGCCGTGGAGGCCTTTTTGGTGGGGGTTGGTGCCTTGGCCTTGGTTGATGCTTTTACGGCCTTTGCTGGCGCTTTTTTGGCGGTTGCCATAGGATTCTCCGGTTGGTTAACGATTTCGAAGAGCCACACGCCAGTCAATGTCGCGTGCTCCGATGCCTTTTTTGTACTCTGACAGGCTGATGTTCCGTGCGCCTTCCATGTAGAGGGCTTTGCACTCAGCCATGCCAGCCTTTTTGGTGGCGCAGGCGCTGCTGAGACGGTTGCCGCTCATTGGGCTTGTCCAGTGGACGGTAAATGCTGGTGCGTTCATAGTGGTGACTCCGGTGCTTCGCTGAGACGTTTTTGCTGATAGGCGCGTTCTTGGGCTGGAGTCCATGGGACTGGGCCTCCGGGTGGTGGGAAGGGCCAGTTCATGCCTTGTCCCTCCTCCAGTAGATGAACACCCCTGTGCCGGGGCGGGTGGTTCTGGCCAGCCGAGGGTTGCTGAGCCCCCCCGACAGGTAGAACTCAGCTTTAATGATCTTGGTGTACCCGGTCACAGCAGTTCCTCCGGGATTTCTATCTCTTCGCCCAGCTTAGACTCAACGTAGCATCGCATGGCTGCGATTAGGGGTGTTGAGCCGTAACCAAAAGCCTCGGCCTCGTCGCGGATCGGAGCAGGCGTCCATGCGGCCCACTCAACACGACTCGATGCAAATTCCCGATTTGTGCTGATTTCTTCCCGCTCAATGATCGGCCCGCCTTGTGCCCAGAACCCTGAAGGTGAGTAGCAGGCCCCGGCTTCCTTGGCCCAATCGACCCAGAAAATATCCTCTTCGCCATTGGCTTTCGCCACCGCCCAATCAAGTGCGGCTCCTGTCAGTTCAGATGTTTTGATTTTCATGCTTCCACCATTGCCTTGCGTGCGTCCATTTTGGTGTTGACTTCAAACTGCTTGCTTGCGCAGCACTTGATGCAGCGGTATTGCGATGGCTCAGTCTTGAACTCATTCCAGTTGACCGAAAACGGTGTGCGAATGAGGCTACGACCGCATGCTGTTTTTGCAGCCATGCCGGATGGGCCTTTATTGAGGTGGGTGACGCGCATTTGAGACTCCTGTAATCCCTGCTAATCTTGCAGTGCTTGAATTCTAACACGAAATTAGAGAAGCATGGAATATAGGGACAAACCCTAATGCTCTACTGGAGTCCGACTCCACGCTGGGCCGATGGTCTGGCCCGGCTGTAGATGGTGAATTGCTTGCGTGCATCCGTCCCGGTGCCTGCTGAGTTCTTTTTCATGGTCTCAGAAAACAGGAAGTCTCTGTCGTTCAGGATGCTGCTGCCATAGTTGCGCCAGTCGAATGCGTTGCCCCGGGACTTCGGCGTGCCGTCTTCCCATGTGGGGAGGTAGGCGTTGGGGCTTCCTTCTGGGGGCGGTAGAGGCTTTCCTGTGGCTGCCACGCGCAGGAAAATCTTGCCGTCCTTGCCTTTGTCCTTCTTGAGCACCTTGATGTGGCCATCCTCCAGTAGCAGCTTGCGGATCTGGACTCCAGACACGGCGAACTTCGCATGAGCACGTTTTCCACGGTGCGGTGGGACTTTGGCTTGGATGTGATGTAGTCGATGTAGAACTGCTTGGCTTCGTGGATCATGTGTTCTTCTCCTTGAGTTTTACCGGGAATGGGATGACTTGCGCTGGCTGCGGCGGTTTTGGTTTGAACTTGCGATAGTTGCAACAGTCACAGGGCTTGTACTCATAGTCGCATTGCTTTTCGATATCGCATGTTTCGCAGTGTCCGTTCATGTGTTCTTCTCCTTGAGTTTGGCTTCTGCCCATCGTGCGCCAACCCAGAATGTTTTCCCAAGGTCAAGCTCAGCATGGCTTTTCGTATCTTCAAGTCTGGTCACAGATTTCAATTCCTCATCCGTCAGCCCAACCCATTCCCGCTGTGCTTTCAGTTGTTGGATTTCTGCCATGTGCTCACGCAATGACTCTTGCGTAGCCTCCAGCAAAGACCAGTCTCGACCATCTTGCACAGGTGCTGCGGAAGTTGGGTGCGTGTAGAGCATCCCTGTAAAGCCTTTGGGCAAATTGGATTTCGCAATCTCACCTTCATACACGACAAGTGCAGGAGCCTGCACAGGTGCTGCGGGGACTGCCTTCTCTAGTGGCCCAATGTCTTTCTCGTACTTGGCAATCCACATTTCACTGCGGCGCTTTTCCTTCTCGTACATATCCTTCCAGTCAACATCCTGCACAGGAGCTGGCTGTGCTGCGTTCTTCTCCTTTAGCTTGGCCTCAATAGCTCGGGCATAGTGAACAAAAGGTTGGTTTTGTAGACTTGCGTTTTTACCGTTATCTTCAAGCATTGCCTTTTCCCAAATACTTAAACGCTCTGAATTATTCAGACCGACCCATTGCCGCTGTGCTGCGGGTGGAGTGGTGTGAGTCCTTGCAAACCTAACACCAGCATGGAAAGCGGCATAGTTGTCAGATTGCTCTGCCGCAATTTCAACGTCATCAGGCTCCTGCACAGGTGCTGGCTGTTCCAGTCTTGCTCGGATGGCGGCATGGATGCTCAAGCCTTCTTCATCAAAAGATGTCGGCAAATATGTCGATGTCTTTTCAATGAATGCCAGCGCCTGCTCCAGTAGTTGTTTGTCAGTCATTTGTTTCCTCTTGCTCGGATGGCGGTTAAGCATTCAACAAGATATGTCTCGTTGTTCCATAATCGGACTTGTTCAATCTTGCTTTCAATTATTTTTCCACACGCTTCACGCTCATCAGCACGAATAAGTTCAACAAGAGCATTAAGGCGCTCAAGCTGTGCTTCATTCCACTCTGTGTGTGCGCCGTAAACCTCACGCGCCATCTCTAAGGTGTCTCTCATGCTTCACCTCGGCATTGTTGTCGCTGTTTAGTTGTGTAGTCAGGATGGAACGATGCCAGTGAGCAGTCCACACGATGCATTCGTGGATTGGCAGACAGCAGGTCTACCATGAGTATGGCTAGACAAATAACACCCAGCGCTGCAGCCACAACAGCCAACACCTCAAGAAGTTTGTTCATGTCACTGCCTTTGTGAGGGGATGCGGTCGCGAATGCGCTCTGCCAGTTCTGTGTGGCCGTCTGTCTCTGCCAGCTTGGCGCACTCTTCACGCTCGATGAAGATGGCCTGCTTGGTTGTCTCGATTGCCACGGTCATGATTTCTGCTTTGCCCAGCGCCAGCGCCTCGTCGAACTCTTGTTGGGTGTAGAACTTCACGGCATTGTTGTCACCCAACAATTGGCGTGCAAGTTGGCTCAGTTCTTTTTTCTCGGTCATGATGGTTTTCTTTCAATGTGTTTGGCCAGAAGCCATTTGTCGCCCAGACGTTGGACGGAGCGCACCCACTGGTGCCTGTTGTGCTTGTTTGTGCTTGGAGGCACATACGGCACGTTGAAAAGATTTTGCGCCCTGCGCACGAGTTCACGAGTGGTCATAGCCATGCTCCTTCATGAATGCTTCTTTGGCGGCGACGATTTGATCACGCACCTCTGGATGATCAACCATGAGAACGATCAATCGACTGGTGGCTTTGAACTGCTGCTGCCACTTGAGTGCAGAGCCAGTGGCCAGCACTGCCCAGCAGAATAGGGCCACCTCGGTGAATGTGAATTCAATCATGCTTCCTCCAATACGGACACCACGGTCTGCAAAGCCATGATCAGTTCGTTGGCTTGCTCTTTAGTCAGGGTGACGTGGCATGTGCTGTGGCGCGTGGTCAGGTGCAGCCAAACATCCTCGTCGAAGGTGTCTACGCGCACGCTGTTAAACACGGATGTGGTGTTGATCACGATTGATTCTTCCATGATGTTCTCCTGAAGGAGCCGAAGCCCCGGTTGATTTATCGGCTGGTGGTCTTGATGGAGAACACAGCGGTGGTCTTGGTGAACTTGGCGTAGGTCTCTTCGCCGAAGGCCTCAACGAACGCAGCCTTGTCAAAGATAGTGCGGTCGGTCTCGGTGTATGTGCATTTGAACAATGCGCCTTCGAAGACCTTGGTGTCGCCTTTGCTGGCGATGTCTTTCATGGCGTCCTTGATGGCGTCGGCTTGCTTGGTCAGGGTGGCGATCTGGGCCAACAGGGTGCCGAGTTCGTCAGCGGAAGAAGGGGAAGTTGTGATGGTGGTCATTTGGTAATCCTTGATAAAACCTGCAACGCTGCAGTGATTGGAATTCTAACACGAAGTTAGAG